GTATCAAAGCCGCTAATTTTTGCATTCACATTAACGCCCATTTAAACCACCTCAACTTCATAGCTAAAAACGTCTTTAGAAAACGGCTGGCTGAATTGATTGATATTGGTAACTTTATATTCTTGCCCATCGATAACCGCCACTGCATCAACATAGCTATCATCAAGGGTGACCGGGGTAATATCTGGATAAATAAAGATGGTCATGTTAGCCACGAGAACTCTGGCATCGCCCTGATACCGGTAAACCTTGGCCCTATCAACACGAACCTGTTTTAAATCGGCCCGGGTTGTCTTATCAGGGGCCATATTGCCATAACGGTCTTTATGAACTTTATAGATGCTGACTTGATCAACTAACATGTGTGGGTCAATATACATAGCCAGTCCCCCGATACAATAGCCCCGTTGGCATCAGCGCATTATAAGCATCAACGCTAATCAATGACCCAGATTCGCCGGTAGTCGCGCTGAATTTACGGTTGGTGATGCTGGTCCGCCCAATGCTAACGGTGTCGGGCCGGTCGCGCTTGGATTCTAACGTTGTGACCTTGGTCCGATATAAGTCGCTAATCTGCAAGGCTAACGCTCGTCTAAATTGCACGCCCTTAAAGCTTTGGTCAGCACTTAGATCATGGTTCTGGTAATAAAACATGGTTGCCGCGTCAATGATTGCAGTGGCATACGTCAGCCAAGTTTTATATGCAGTAGCGTCTAAGTCTGTTAATAGGTCAATACTCTTGAATTCTTCGTACGTTAAATAATCACCCATATTTATCACCACTTACTAGGCTTTAGCAGGTGCTGGGGCCTTAGATACAGAGACACAGATGCCATCTTCCAATTGTTTCCGTAAGAAAATATCATGGTATAAGCGGTTTTGATATAACCAGCCGTCACCTTCGGAATGTTCGCCAGGTGCAAATAAGAACACAGCAGATTCCTTAACGGCGCGGATAATAGCCCGACTGGTAACGAATTGGAAATTGATAGCCGTACCAGTTGGTTTGAAGCCGTCGGTGAAGTCATAAGCAGAGTTGAAACGTTGGTCGTCCCAAACTTCTACTAATTGAACGCCATCAATGCTAGTAACACGGGATTCTAAGGCGGTTTGGCCAACATTTTGGTTCGTAATGTTCCGCGTAAATTCAGAAGAACGTTCCAAAGCGTCCATAGTGGCGCTAGATAAGAAACCAACAATAGTAGAAGGGTCATATTTACGAATGGGTAAAATGTTAGCTTTGAGCCGGCTGTATACATTTTTATCAGTCAATTCCTCTTCGGTGTAGTGGTTATTGCCAACGCCTTTGGCCCATTCAACCATTTTGCTGAACCGATAAGCATCAAGTTCTGGTTGTACGTGCTCTTCGATAAAAGTACCGGTTAAGTTAGCTACTGCTAATTCCTGATTAGTTTCATCGACATCCTGACGATCAAGATAGATTTCTGCATCACGGTCTTGGCCCATGGTATAAATCTGTTTGTCGTTCATAACGTCAATTGAGTTGAACCCTTTGTCCCGGGTATGTGGTTTCATACCACCGGTGGTCAGTGTTGTTAATTTAAATGAACGGGCACCGTCAACAAATTGAACACCGTCTTGACCCAGTGCGTTAGTAATTAAACCTTGGTTGATTTTTTGGTCAAATAAACCATTGTCCTTTGTTGCATAGTTATAAGTTGCCATTACTTGTTACCTCCATCGCTTTGATTTTTGATTCCCAGACCATCGCGCAAAGTGTCTTGCAATGTTCCTTGATTTTGATTGACAGATGGATTGCCATGGTTGACTTGATTTGGCGTTGCTGAAGCTGTTTCAAATAACCAGTCATGGTCTTCTTTGAGTGCCTTGATTTGGTCATCTAAGCCACTTAACTTGCCATCGGCATATTTGATTTCGTCTTGCTTCAAATACGGCAAAACAGCCTTGGATTCACGGGCATGAGCGTCTCGCAAAGCTAACTCAACTTGGAAATTCTTGTTAGCTTGTTGAATGGTTTCGGCCGCGTCAGCTTTGGCCTGTTTGTTGGCTGCTTCTAAGGACGTGAGTTGTTCTTGCAACTCTTTGTTGTCCTTGTTGTCGGCCTTCAATTGTTCTAATTGCTCACTGCTTTGGCTAACTTGATCAGTCAGCGTTTTCTTTTCAGCATTTAAACCTTCGATTTGGCCGTGTAAGTCATTAATATCTTTGCCGTGCAGCGTCATAATCTTTTCCACTTGTTCATCAGTAAGTTCCATTGCTTTCAAGTCTTTACGTTCCATTTGTTTGCACTCCCTAACGTATTTTTTACCGGGGAACGACCCCGAATTGGGCATAATTAAAAGCAGTTTTACGTCATGCTTAGGACGAGATGCTTATAAATCGTAGGCAACGTTTTCCCACTTTTTATAGGCATCTAAGTACAATTGTTTCTTGTCGCCGTTGTAAGTAGCCTCGTAGTACATACCGTCAGACAAGGTTGTACTCAGCAGTAGCTTGTAGTTTTGTAGAGTCTTACAGGACCACACTACAAAAACATTGTCTGTAGTGATATGTGTGCCATCAGTTTTATCTATATGCTGATTGACATACTCAGCCACGATTTTCTTAGCGATATTAAAATCCATCAAGATTTATCTCCCTTTTCTGAGTTGAATGTATTAAAAAAGCACCTACCCCATGGCAAGCGCTCAATATGATTTTTCACGTGCATAATCTCTGTATAAATAATCATGATCTTTAACGATGTTACGTAATCGCTGCTGATTATCTCTAATCAAGCCGTTAAAGTGTTCCAAGCCTTCTTTATCGCTTAACTTGTCGGCTTCCATGGCCTTGCGTTTGTACAATCTAATGCGCCGCTCCAATGCCCGTTGCTGTTGCATGACTTTGTGTCTATTCACGGCAGTGATTGGGTCAGGTGGCGTTGGCAGTGTATTGGTATTCACGCCCTTGATATAAGGTATTAGCCGGTGCCGGCAATTAATACCAAGCGTGCCAGCAGGTTCCCCATATCCGTGGTCATAAATACTCGGGTAGCTAATACCCTTTGATTGAGCTTGAGCCACGGTTAAATTGGTCACGATTCGGCCCTGAATATTGGCGCATGCCGGTCTGGCTGCGGGGTGTTCCGTCATCACAAACGTATAGCAGTCATTTTCATTGGCGGTTGTGGTGGTCACTTCGTTATAAGTTCTAAACGTCGTTGATGTGATAACAGTTCGTGTATAACCTTCAAGGCCCCAATTAGCCCCGCCTTTGGTGGTCAAACTGGTTTTAATGCCGCTATCAGTCCACTTATAAATGGTATCTGCCAGGGCTTTCTCTGGGGTCTTAAGCCCGGTTATAACCTGGGCTGTGGTATCTGTGATGATTTGGCGGTACATCTTAGTAGCTTCGCCTTCACCATAGTTAGTGGTGATCAATGTTTCATTCACATTGTTATTTAGGTCTGTCATGGTTTGATTCAAAATGCCATGTAACAATTGGTTCGTTAGATTGTATTGTGGTTCTGGCACCTTTAACTGCTTTGTGACCTGTTTAGCCACATCTAAGCCATTATCTATAATCAACTTTTGCAGCAATGGCTGAGCAATATTAGTTGTTTGAGCGATAAGTTTAATCGTATCTTGATTGACCAAATGTAAATCGTTTAGCCGCTCTAATTGCCACTGTAAGATGGTATCAGACTTCAAGGCATAAGCGCCCTTGGCCGTTAAGCGGTCAATAAACATTTTAAACAAGTCATCTTCTAAGCGTTGGTAGAGTTCGATGATAGAAGCGCTTTGAATATCTAATTGATGCTCTGTAATCACCGCTATCACCCACTAATGTTGGTCTTGTTCAGCGCCAGTTTTAAAGTCAGTCAGTAACTTCTTGATTTCATCAGGCTTTAGCTTATATACGTCTTTATTGTTGACATATTCGTTATAACTGTAAGTGCCATCCTCATTCACGGAATAAGTAGCTGTTGCGATTTGCGATGGTGACGCGTCAGAATCATAAACCTCGGCACGGTATTCAATTCGTTTTGTTTTGTTGAGCTGCATAGCCATGTTATTCTCCCCCTTCATCATTCTGATCAGTTTCAAACTTCGGCATTGCCGGTGTTGGTGTCTCTGCGGTGATTTGCTGGGCTATCTTTTCGGCCTCTTCGGTGGTAACACCTTGAACCTTCTCAATTGCTTGGGCCTTAGTAGATAAGCCAGCAGCATATAGCTTCACCCATAAATCAGCTTGTTGAGACTTGTCCACAAATACGCCATCGTCAAAGCTAACAGCAATATCATCTTTGGTCACAAGCTCGCCGGTGTAAAGACTTTTGCCGGTGTTTGTGATAACGCCCTTAGATAACTCTAAAATGGCAATAACAAGTTGTTTGATACCATATTCCACGTTGGTCAAGTAACTGTTTCGGGTTTGATAGGTGGCACTGTTTTCGCTGACAACTTGCGTGGCGGTCTTAAGGTCGCCATCTGGAGCCAGTGAGAACGTGCCAATGGATAAGCCATTCTGCATTTCAAACATCTTAATCAAGGTGGCCAAGCCAACTTGATACTGGGGCGTACGCAATGGTGCCGATAAGTCTTGAACTGAGAACTTATCACGGGCATCAACTGCCACATATACCTCATCATCAGGGTCAAAGTATGGCTTAGCTGGGGCCTTGCCGTTTTCATCGGGCAACCATTGAGCCATGTTGCCGGTAACAGCAATACGCCGCTTGCCTAGTTTCAGCTCAGTCCCGAATTGGTCAAAGGCTTCGTTTAGTTCGCGAATAATAGACCGTGAGTTATCAGCAAAGCCAATGCCAAGCGGGCTATTCACATCGATATTGTTGAACTTGGCTGGCTTGATATAGGTAAATAATGGCTGAGTCAGCCCAGGATAAACAACACTTTCCGGCAAGTCTTCATACAATTCATTCAGCGGTACTTGCTTGCCGACTTGGTTCTTGCTGTCGGATCTAAACAGTTGGTTTGTAATCGTATAGCCGGGCTGTAACCACTGATGAAACTCTAGCAAGGTGTAATAAACCGGCGTGTTACCGCGATTGATAACCGTCTTGCTAGAAATGGCACACTCAGAAATATCACCTGTGTTGTTCCGCAAAGGGTAAAAATTAGGCGCTTGAATCCAACTTAACTTGATTTGTTGAGCCGACGCGTCCCAATAAGGCCGTACAGCAATACCACCTAAAGCCAACATTGATGACAAGTAGCGCTGCATGTTGGTATTAAAGCGGTTATTGTCTAGCACTTCATCAATATAGGCTTGAGCTTCTTCGTTATCGATTGTGATGGTGCAGTTTTCGTTGTACAGGATTGATGCAAAGCGGTTTGAAGCCGTCTCTAAAAGATTAAGCGAGTTGTAAGGCCGCTTTAATCGCTTGCCTTCGATAGTTGTGCGTTCAATGTCGTCATACTGGCCACGATAGAAATATAAATTGCTGTTGATACGCTGGTATTCCTGTTGGTCAATCTGAATCAACGGATGATCTGTAATGCTCGCTAATGATAATGGATTCGTAGCTAATTGCACTTTACGCATGCCTCCTTTCAGCCAATTGATTAATTTATCAAACATGTAAATATCACCACCTTATCTGAAGTAGTCTCTATTTTCTAAGCAGATATATTGAAAGGCATCACACGTGTGGTCATGCTCTTTATTTACCTTCACATTTGCAGTTTCTAGGGTTTTCTCATCATAGTGGTACGTTTGGTGCTCATCTAAAAAGATTGCATTAGATTGGCGTTTAAGCACAAATACCCGGCCTTGGGATAGCAAAGATTGAACGTTATCAATCATGTCGAGTTTGTCCACTTTATGGATTGGGCTTGGCA